ATTCCATCTTGTGAACTAACATTAGCGAATGCCGCAGCTTGGGGTTGCAACTCAGAATCCTCTGAGGGATTGTTAAAAAATACTGAGGGAATCTCAGTAACAGCCTGCAGTCTAGTACAAGTTGGATCAACGGCATAACCAAAGAAATCAAAATCATCACCCAAAGTTAAATAAACATTAAATTCGACTTCTGTCGAAACTGAACCATTATACACCAAAGGTTGATATAAATATATATAATACACACCATGCTGCAAGGCATTATGTGTAAAATCACGTGAACAAGGCAACTGATTCAACGGAGAGCAATAAGGTAACTCAAAAGTTTGAATTTGGCCTCCAGCAGAAAACTCAACTGTTTCAGTCAACAAATTTGTTATAGAATCAAAAGTAGGATAACTATTTTGCATCTTTTGGTCGGGCGAATAATCTCGGGCGATAATCAACTTGCAATAATGAAAATTACTCATAACAGATTGCAAATGAATATTAATACTACCCTTCCAAAACCGTGACAAGTAAGCCAAAGTCTGGTGTATATTAGTGTGGGCATTAGTCCACACAGTATCACCAGGAACATTAACATACGACACAGTATTAATTTCTTGAATAGGAGTTATTGGCCTAGACCAAAGAAGTTTTCCTGAAGCATCAGCAGTTCGCACTTTAAAATTGCCAATAAGCTGAGGTTTTGACTTCAAATGAGCAATAGTCATCTCATCCACATCAGTATCAAAAATAAAATCATCCACGGTCTTAACAAAATCACCATACGGATCTAATTTCTCAAAAAAATTTGGCGTGTCAACTAAATTCAAATTCTGCCTATATTGGACAGCGCTCCTACCACAAAGTTCAGGCTTTTCTGGATTATGTAACCCAGTCCAAGCTCTAATACCACCCCTAACGTTATCCAATATGTCCCCGGTATACTTCTTAGTAACCGAGAACAAACCATCAATAGCCTTAGAAGTAGTCTTAGACATATCCTCAACCAAACCTTGCGGCAACA